ATAATTCTACCAAAATTATCAACAATAATTTCATATTCATTACCAGCATTATCAGTAACCTTATCATCTTTATCATAATCCTCTCCAGGATTAACAATTGTTACATGATCAACAACAACAGGTTCTCCATCACCTTTAATTGGATAATTTTCACCAGGTGTAATAATAATAACATCAACAACTTGCTGATAAGTAGGTGAATCTGGATCAAAATCAACTACTGCTCTAGCAGTTGCACCATATCCTTGCTTACAGGTATCAACTATTTCAATAAATGGTGCAGCATTATACCCAGAACCACCACTAGTCAAATCTATACCAATAAGACTACCAACTGCTTCAACACCTGTACCTATTTTATCACCAAAGATTGCTCCTGCTTTTGCACCAAATCCTCCACCACCAAAAATATTGAGTTTTACTCCAGCACATTTTAAAGGTGGTCCACTATAACACTCACCAAGTGGACTCTTAAATCCAGGAACAGATACACTTGGATTCATAAAATCAAATACACCCAATCCACCACCAAGTCCAGATATTCCTTGAACAGCACCAACTAATCCCTCTGTTAGAGAATCTGCAGTATTAGCAACAGATAAAATATCATCAACCAAAGAATCAAGATGTTGCATTGGTCCAACTCCAAGTAATTTTTGTTGAACTTGTTCAGCACCTAACTTTGTCTCTGGCTTACATTTAAACATACTTGCGATTGACATTAAATTAGCAGCTTTACCTCTAAGAAAATCACCAGGACTAAATCCACCTAGAATTTTGGACAAACCTCCTATGAAAGGTGCAATTCCTTTTGTAAGACCTCCAATTATCTGATTCAATATTCCACCAATTGCTTGATCTATAATACAAGAAACAAAATTCTTAACGTTATTTACTAACTGATCTAGTATTCCCCCAATAGCATCCCCAAGTCCACCTAAAACATTTTGCAAAAGACAAGGAACATTCTTACCAAAATCTTTAAGAGGATTAATAAATGCTGCTTGTGCTGCTATACCTGCCTTTTTAGCTATTGATCTTTTTTTAGTTGCAGCAAAAACTGCAGCAAAAACTCTATTATATGTTTTCTTTAATCCACCGTTCGCTTTTTCGGCAAGTTCACCTTGCAACTTACCCATCATATCTTTTGCTATTCCACCACCCAATAATTCAATATGCTTCTTTGCATTAAGTTTTCTCTCTTCAATTTGACTTTTTACGAATCCCTGTATTTCTTTTGTTTTTAATTTAAATGCTTCAGTATTAATACCACCAAGAACATCTGCAAACTGAGCTTTAATAGTCTCAGTATCCATTTTCTCAGTTAGTACCTTTAAATCCTTAGACATATTTGTCATTTCAGTCTTAATTTCTCTGGAAGCAAGTTCCATAGCAGAAATTCCATCAGATACAGTAGGTGTATCAATTATGCTACCTAAAGCATCAAAAGAACTAATTATCTTTTCCTGATTAAACTTAATTTCACCTAATTCTGCACCAAGTTTATTAACTAAAGAACTAAGTTTAGCTGTGTTTACTTTATCAACTAATTCTTTAGTTAGATCTAATGGTAAAGAAGTAGATCTAGCACCTTCTTGTGATCCAACTTCTGTATTTAAAAAATATTTACTTGGTTGATTTTTTGAGGTAAATCCAGTATAGGGTTTAAATGGTTTTGAATAAGGACCAAGTGGTTCACTTGTTGAGGGTCTACCAAAAATCCCTAATACTACAGGTAATTGTCCATCATCTCCATCAAGAAAAAATCCAAATACACTATCACCTGGTGTTAATCTAGTTGATCTAAAAATACCTGCTCCACCAGAACCTGCAGTTGATGGTAATAAAATTTGTGCCCAAGGTAAATCTTTATCAGGCAATACCTCTGGATCTTGAGGATGATAACCCATAATGCGGACTTTAATTCTATTGCCCCAAGGATCAGATTGATCTTCCTCATCATCTTTAATTTGATTTATCTGACTACCTTGAGCTTCTTCTGGTGCAACTTGACCAATCCACCATCGGAAACCATCTCTTCCAACAAAATTGCTTTGTAGTATTGATTCTTCTAACATTATTCTTTAACTCCGAATGTATCTCTTATTAATGTTAATGATGTATATGATCCACTAGAATCAAAATAATGGCATAATTCCTTAATCATATATAGACCACTTTGCTCTAAATCAATTTCATTTTTAGTTGAAGATTTAATAAATTCACATTCTATAAGATTACCAGATTCTAAATTAGTATTTGATGGAATTTGCATATGCAACTTCTGAGAGAATATAGAATTATATCTCATCATTGCCTGTGATTGTGTAAGGAATGGATCTGCATTTTCTTCTTTGGATGCACCCTTCTCCATAGTACCAACATCTAAAATAGATGTTATTAATCTACTTGGAGAATCTCCAAGATTTCCAGGTAATGAAACTTCTTTACCCATTGTTTTAGCTTTTCCTTTATAATCCTCTAATTTAAATTTACCTTTAGATGGATCAGTATAATCAAATGTTAAAGGATTAAAAAATGTTCTATAACTACAATAACCACCTCTCTGAAGTTTCCCTAAAACATCTTCATTCAAAGAAGTATGATATCTTAATATCTTATGATCATTATCTGCTTGTTTATCAATAACTTCACTATAATTATATGAAGGTTTGTATGCTACAGATTCTATTAAACTATCAATAGATCTAAAATGATATCCAGATTTAGTTTCATAAAATACATATCCTGCAGTAGAATTTGTTGGTTTCTCCGATCCTTCATCAGGTATTTCTGGTACAGATTTTGATGCCAACCATGTTAAAACAGTAAATGGTTTTCTCATATTTCCAATAAAACCATATACATTTTGTGTTTCATCAATATCAATATCATCCTCAACTCCTAATTGATTTTCAATAATATCCTTAACAGATTCTGATATCCTATTAGATGTTGGATATTTTCTACCTACCCTAGAAGTTTCATTCATTATTGCCTTATGAGAAACTAAATTTAAAGTAAATGATTCTGTTTTCTTTTGAATAATTACATTTGAAATACTAGAAACAAAAAATACGTTTTCTCCTGTAAAATTTAATCCAGGATTAGATTTAGAATTTCCTTTTATTTTTATACTAACAGTTTCACCACCACGTAATGGAAGTCCATTATAAATTGATTGCATCCCACCACTTTCACTTTTTATAGTACCACCATCATTAACAACCTGTAACTTAGCAGTAATGGTTGGTGAGAATATATCTTCATAATAACCAATCATTACAGTACCAGAAGCAATATCAACATCAGTTTTTCCGTCTGCTGATGTTAATATAATCTCTTCATAAATTGATGAATCTAATGCTGCCATTACGTATATGCGGTGACTAGGGTTGATAGATGTTTAAACATATCTTTTTCAGTTGATTTTGAAGAACCAGAAAGAGATCCTGAAGTAGATGATTGAACTGGAACTGCTGTTTGTTGTGGTGTAGAAGATCCTCTAATTGAAGGTAACACAACAACTGGTCCCCTTCTTTCTGTTTTAAGATCTGGAATATTTATTTTAGGAAGATCTATTTTAGATAATATACTATTCAGATCATCTCGGTCTACATTAATTTCAGGTGTATCTAATTCAAGACTTTTTTGAGGATCTATTGATTGTTTAGTTTCTAATGAACTTTTATTGTTTAATACAGTTTTTAATCTACCTATAGTTTGAGATTTTATTTTATCATCTTCATCAATTCTTATATGACCATGTTTTGCAATATGATTCTCTACAAGTTTCTCATATAAAGATCTTGCTGCCCTTTTCTGTTCAACTACTGATGCATTATTCTTATTTGCAATGATTCTCTCTATAAAATCAACAGTTACCTTATTTGGTACAATTGTTCCTGCCGTATCAGAAATGAATAATTCTGGTCCTTCCTCTCCTACAAAACTTAATGTTCTAGCATCAAGGCGACCACCTTCAGCCAATCCATCTATATTAAATCCACTTTCATTCAACCATTCTTGATATTCAACCCACTCAGGATTTATTATCATTTTTCCATCTTTTTCTATCTCTTTCTTAGGAGTATAACCAGCCTCAAACCTTTTAATTAAAGGTTGTTTTTTATCATTTGCAATTGTAGGATTAAAAATATCATCATCTCTATCTTCAGTAGAACTAGAAGAAGATCCTGTTGTTATACCAGTAGGACCAGAAGAAGATCCTGTTGTTATACCAGTAGGACCAGAATAAGTAGTAGTACTTGTTGTTATACCAGTTATAGGAGAAGTTTTTATATCCATCAAAGGATCTTTATCCGTAGATTTATTTCTGCTTAATTCGATTTCTGGGTTAGGTGAATTTTTATCATCAAGACCATAAGTTTTTTTATTTCCATATACTTTTATCAGTGAAGAAAAATCCTTACCCATTTTTAAGAATCCAATTTCAACCTTATCACCAGTTTCTTTTAATTGATTACCATATTCATCCTCATCAATAATTTGGTCACCTATTTTGGTATTAACTAGATCAAGATTTTGATTAAAATCAATAAATGAACTAGAAATATTATCAATAAAATTATTAAAAACCCCAACTAACTTAATAATATTTTTTATTAAACCCTCAAACCTTTTAAGAATTGGAGGTAATTGAAAAGTTACCCAACCTATTATAGTTACTGCAAAGAAATTTAATATTCTACCTAATAATCCTGTTGCAGGATTTTTTATCATAGATGATCTAGCTTTAGATGCTCCCCTAATACCAGTAGCCTCTATCTGATCTTCTTTTCTTTTTCTAAGAAAAGCAGTTCTTCTTTTTGCAAAAAATGATTCATCATCTGCTATAGTTTGTTTCTTTAACTTATTATCGTTATTAAGTGTTTTTGCAATTTTTGTAGTTGTAGTTGCAAAAGAACTAAGACTAGTTGTAAGAGTACTAAAAGACTTGCTAATATTACTAAGTGCTTTAGAAGATGATATTAAAGATTTATTATTATCCATATTATGGCGTTACCTGATAATGCTTATAAGCAATATAAACATAACTATTATCATTATTGGAAGATTTTATAATTGGAATAGAACCACCAGTACCTCCAGACGTTGTAACAGTCCCACTTGCACCTGATTGTGATACTTCATCTCCAGGAAAAGGAACTATAATTGGAGAAGCTTCAGATAAAGAAGAAATAAGACTTGTCAAAGTATTTGTCTTTTGTTGAAGATCTTCTTTTTTATTAGTAGCAATTAGTTTATCATCACTATTTCCACCCTTTGATATTCTTGCCTCCAATTCCTTTATTCTTTCACCATACTTTTCGGTCCATTCAAGTAATGCTTTTTCAAATTCTAGTTTTCCAGTTTTCTCAGTACCAAAATCAGATATATCAGGTTTCATTATATTAATTTCATTAAGCAAATCTTGATCCGTTATGGGTGTCATCATTGCTGGCAAAACACTACCATCTTTAGGAATTTCTTCACTATTATCTTGGAACCAGTTTAGGGGATTTAAACCCAATTTATCAACCAAACTTTTTTTTGGTGGAATTACTTTATTAGTATCAACTTTGTTATCATTTTGAGTATTAGTAGTACCACCATCAGAATCTCCTGTAATAGTATTAGTTTCTGAATTAATATTATTATCAACACCTACTCTAGTAAATTCAACTTTAGGTGGTTTATTATTACCTCGATTATTTACATTATCTTTTGCAACAGGATTAATATCTGGGAACCAGTTTAGGGGATTTATCCCCATCCAATCATTTTTATTAAAGTCATTAAACTTATCAACCCAGCTTTTAAGAAAGTTAATTACCCAAACAAATGGTTTCGTTAATTCCCCACCCTGAGCTGCATTATCAATAAGAAAACCAATTCCTGCTGCTGCTAATGCAAATTTTCCAAGAAATGGTTTAAACATCATTAAAACTAAACCAGCTTTAATAAATCCAGATAAAAGATCTTTCTTTATTTGTTGTATTTTTTCTACACTACCCTGAGCACTTGCTTCAAGCATTGAAAGCATTTTATTAGCTAACCATCCACCAGCTAAAATAGATAGAAATCTAGTTAATCGGGAAAATATACCCAGAGTTCTGGTTTGTATGGCTTTAACTGGAGCTAAAAGAGCTTTCTGAACTACTCCTTCTATAGAAGCTTCTTTAGAATCTCTCAACCCCTGTGCTACTAATTTTTCCTCTCTTGCGTTTTGTGCTGCTATTCTTTGTTTTTCTAATGTTGATGATAATGCTAAATTTGTACCTATTATACCTAAAGTTTTGTTTATTATTACTTGCTGTTGATTTAATACATTGATTTGATTCTGAATACCAGTAAGTAATGATGCATTTCTAGCATTCAAATTATTTGATATAGAATCTTCTTTTGCTCCCTGCTGTGCAGTAGGACGAAAAATACCACCAGAAACTCTACGAAGTGTTCCCCGTATTTGTCCTAATGGTGATTTAATTTCAGCCATTTTGCTGTGCCTTTAAATTCTCTTCTTCAATATATTGTTGGAGGAGTGCCAAATAAATTTCTCTCTCCCAAGGAATCATATTCTCTAGTTCTGTTAATGAATATTTATGATGTTGCATCAAAGCAAAATTAACTTGATAGTATGACGCAAGGTCTTCATGCGACATACTTACTCGAAAAAACTCTGCAGTCCCTCCAAAATAATTTCATTCTCAACTTTAGTATTTGGATTTGTAATCTTAACTGTATGAGATAATTTAGGCATAGTTTCAAAGAATTTTTCAACTTCTTTAAATTGTTTTGAATTTAACTGCTCTACAAAGTCGAGTAATTCTTTCTTTGTACAATCAGTTCCTGCCCACGATTCATCTTCAGAATATACTTGTTCAATACAAGAAGCAATTAACTTAAATGTATCATCAACATTAAGATCATCTCTAACATTAAAATTAGTTTTAATAAACTCATCCATTGATGGATATCTCATCCTCATAGTATAATCATCATCTAACTTAATATCAGATGAATGATCTTTATTATACTGAACTTGTATTTCATCTAAGTTAATAACTGTTGGAACTTGGGTTTTTCCATCATCATTACATGTAACTGTAACTTCAATTTGTTCTCCAACAGACTTACCACGAACATTTAAAAATAGATATTCAATATCAAATGTTGATAGTTTTTCAACTTTAATGCCTCTTGTTAAAATACAAGAAGAAAGAACATCCTTTATAGCATTCGCAATCTGTGCACTATCTTGACTTTCCATAGCCAAAATAAGTATCTTTTCCTCTTTAACTAAAAATGGTCTAAATTTAATCTTCTTTTTGGAAGAAGGTATAACCAACTCATAGGAAGGAGCCGTAATCTTTGGTAAAGGCATAATAAATTATAATATTATTATTCGTAGAGTATATAGGAGGTTTATTTAAGCATCTCCATAATAAACTTCACCATCTACTACAGGGAAACTAGTAGCTGTATCCTCACTTGTACGCCAACTAAATGGTGAAGTTCCATCAGTATCTACAATTGGATTTGCCATACTAGTTTTAACAGAAGTCTGCAATTCTTTAGTAACTTCATTATTAATAACAGTTACAGCACCCATCTTAGCACCAAATCTACTAAGTGAATTATTCTTATCAGTACCTGCAGCTTCTGAAGCAGAAGATGCTTCTCCACAAATATATCTTTCATAAGAAAATTCACAAGTTGCCTTTAATACTTGAGAATTCTTGTAAGTAACTTTTGTTGATTGTAAATTTATAGGATATAATCCCCTAAAATTATATTCTAAAAATTGATTATAATTCTTTTCAAATTTAATAATTTTGGTTGATTCTGATCTATAATGTTCTGGATAATTAAGTTTAAAATGATAAGCATCATCAATACTTCCTGCAGAAGAACCACCAGTAATAAATTCCATCCAATGCTCTAAAAATTTCAATGATTTATATCTATTATCAACATAAAATTCTAACTTAATCCTTGTAAAATTTCTAGTATGAGGTATCATCTCTACTAATCCCTGATACTCACCAGTTACTGCAACAGTAGCCATAGATGATCCAGGCAAAACTGCAGAACTGCAAAGTAAACCTACATCTTCACCAGAGAATCTAAAATCTATTCCTTTATCTTGAAGATGAGATCTTAAACCACCTGAAGAAGGCAATCCAAACTTAACCAAGTAATGAGAAGTTTGAGCAACATTCTGAAATTTAGGCAATATCTGAGATATTTTCTTTGGAATTGGGGCTGGCACTCTAAATAGTTCTTATTATATCATTTCTATTTAGATGGCTTATAAAGGAAAATATTATCCAAAATTTCCTCACAAATATAAAGGTGATCCTACTAACATAGTATTTCGATCATTATGGGAAAGAAAATTCATGGTTTACTGTGATTCTAATGCTAATGTATTAGAATGGGCAAGTGAAGAAATAGCAATACCTTATGTGTCTCCCGTAGATCACAGATCTCATAGATACTTTCCAGATTTCTATATGAAGGTAAAGGAAACTGATGGTAGAGTAAAAAAATATGTTATTGAAGTGAAACCATTAAAACAATGTAGTCCACCTAAAAAACCAAAACGTCAAACAAAGGGTTATATAAAAGAAGCATATACATATGCTACAAACCAAACAAAATGGAAAGAAGCAAGAGAATGGTGTGCTGATAGACAATGGGAGTTTAAAGTAATCACAGAAAAAGAACTTGGAGTATAATGAGTAGAATTAAGGAAATTCGTGATAAATTAATTGGAACAGAAGATCCTGATGATTTAATGGTGGAAATTCTTGATTCATTACAGGAAGGCAGTAAAATGCCAACAATAGGAAAATTCTATGTATTTGTATATAATCCAAAAACACCTAATATAAGGTATGACCAAAATCCTCTAGTTGGTGTAACGAACTTGTATGAATGGGGATTTCGTGGTATCAATTTTCATTGGAATGAACATCGACAATATACTTGGGGTGAAGTATCTGGTGGGTTGTATGAAATTAGTAATGAAGAATTAAACGATCTTGATGGGATACCTTTTGCAAGATTCCGTATAAATAGCTGATAATAGCAAAATAAGGTCGATAATGACAGAGGCAGTAGTAGAAAACAATTCAGGATCTGATACACAAACTACCCAAGAAGGTGCAAAAGATTCAAGAGGAAAAGAAGTAGGGAAACTACTGACACGGGAGGAAGGTGCATCATCTAAAAAACATTTACAATATCCATTAAAAAGAAGTGGGAAGGAAGATAGTTTACTTATAAGATGTGTAAAATATAAAACACCCCAAGCAAAAGGTCCAATAGTAACAAAAGGAGTAGTAGAAGCAACTGATAATGACGAAAAATACGTAGGTAAGAATCCTGTAGAGCTTGGTGGGAAAACATATAATAAAGGAGATATAATCCCTGCAGGAACTAAAGTTTTTAAAAAAGATAAGTTCGCATGGAGTGATTCAGCATATAATGCTGCAGCAGAAGGTATGGATAGAAGATATAACCAACATCAATCTGGATATAATGGAAACACCTATAATACAGATACTCAGTTTTATGTAGAATTACCTATCCCAAGACAAATTAGTGATGGAAACGCTGTTGATTGGGGCGAAAATTCTATGAATATGTTCCAAATGGCTGGTTTCGGTCTTGCTCAAGGTGCTCTAGGTAATAAAGAAGCGATGCAAGAAACTCAAGCTGTTATAAACGCACTCCAACAAGGAAATCTTGAAGCTCAAGGATTAGAAGGTACTACAGAAATTACGCAAGCTATGAGATCTGCTTTAGGTGGAATGGCTGTTAATGTATTTGGTGGAAATATTACACCTAACCAGTTTTTGTCAAGAGCATCTGGAAAAATTCTTAACTCAAATAAAGAATTATTATTCGCTGGAGTTAAATTAAGAGAATTTACTTTTGACTTTACCTTCACACCAAGAAGTGCTAAAGAAGGTGAAAGAGCAAAGGAAATAATAAGAAAATTTAAACAGCATATGTCTCCCAGAGCTGGAAAGGAAATGAGAGACAAAGGATCTGAAGGATTTTTTGTAAGTTCTCCAGATTTATTTTTATTACGATATTTAAGTGCAGGAAAAGATCATCCATTCTTAAATTCATTTAAACCTTGTGCATTAACTGCATTCAGTGTAAATTACTCAGCAGGAGGAGCATATGCATCATATGGTACTGGGGGTGATTCTACACCAGTACATATGGGAGTTAAAATGACATTTAAAGAAACCAATCCAGTTTACTTTGAAGATTATAACGAAAACGTACCAGGAGTTGGATTCTAATGGCATATATTCGCAAATTACCTAATGTAAGATATCAATCATTCTTACCAGATAAAAATTCATCAAAAGATTTTATTATAGTTAAAAATCTTTTCCGAAAAAACAAATTA